ATACCGTTTATATTAAAAATAAGGTTTTAAATACCTTTATAAATATATCTTCGTGTTTTATAAGGATACTATCCTTGAGTATCTTTGTGTATGTTAATGTATGATTATAGGCACAAAAAGACCCGCAAAAGCACTTAGAAACCTTCGTGTCTGATGCAGGTTTAGCGAGCGTACCATGAGGCGATGACTCTGTCAAGTCACAGGAGCGATTTTTTCGTGAAACCCACATAAAACTCTTCGAGATCTTCGTGTTTCATTCGTGTTGACTTCGTGCGTGTTTCGTGTTATAATCTAGTTGAGATCTGTTCGAGATCTTCGTGTTCTTGTTCGTGTTTTTTCAACTAGATTTTCGTGTTGACATCTCGTCGAGATCATGATATAATATGCATATAACTCAACTAGATTTTATGTTCTCAGAATTTGATCGAGATTTCACATCATCATATTATGATCGAGATATCACATCATGTCATGATCATCATGATCTAGATGACGAATACAGGCAAGACACATCATATGACGCACTTGCATCTAGGCATCATGTATAAGGCATAACACATCATAGCATATGCACACCTACATTGCACCCACATATGTGTAGGTTGTGCATGTGTCACATACCTTGTGCCAATAGCATAAGCGGCACAGGTATCTCTACCTATCTGAACATATCTTATAGCGATTTCTCATGAGAATGGTCAACATAGGTTGTGCCACTTTGTCAACTGGTTTCCTAATAATATTTCATCGCAGGGGGAGTGGCGATCTTTTTTCAGTAGAGCGACCCTGCTCCCGTCTTTGCTTGTTACACATATTATAGTCCATCTGAATCATAAAACTACAGACCTTGTGCCACTTTGAGAACTGGCACACTCTCTGGACTATTCTCTCCAATCTGATGTATTGTAAGAGAGTACAAAACAAATGAACATTTTAAATGATTCAATCAGAACTTTTAGGAAGGCACTTCTGGATCTCACCTGATGGAGATTTTGCCAGTTGCCCAACTTTTGCAGATGGAAACCCTGATGTTGCTAACACGGATTACCTAGAATGTTGGGAGGGTGATGATCTTAAGATTGAAGAACTTAATGAGATTGTAAAGATCTATCAACGCCTAGTGCATCGCAAAGAGTTTGGCATAGGCGGTTGGGGATTACCTGATTGGGCAATGAACTTCTGTGCCAATTATTAAACTGGCACACCTGACCCCCATTTTAACCGATGGGGGTTTATTATTAAAGAGTACCAAACAAATCTTAGAAATGAATCTCTCCAAAGAAGATCTTCAGATTATCAACGAAGTTTTCTGCCAATCAAATGCCTTTGATCTCCCAGAGAAATGGGATGAGGAGTTCAACTCCGAAGAGGATGCAGATTTCAGAAATGAGAATTTCACTTCAGCACGATTCTCTGAGGTATGGGAACGGATTTCATCCAGTTTATAAACTGGCACACATAAACCCCATTCTACGGAGTGGGGTTTTATAATAGACATATACAAACAAAGTTCTACTTCAAAGCAATGAACACCACACCAGAAATCCAGTATCAAAACCTCTATGAGCAACTCTACACCCTATGTGCAGATCAGGGGTGGGGCGATCCTTTCAGTTATGCCCGATCCCGTGAGATTCATATGGCAGGTATTTTGGGGCATCGTATCGCTGATGACTATTCAGGAGCAGATGCCTTTGACGAAGAGGGAGGGTGCGAATATAAAAGCACTATTGCCAAATCAATTAATGCCACATATAATGGCATCTCAGTCCAAGACACTTGGGAAGAGCAGGAAAGATACCTCATAGAGGATAAAATCGGCAAGTACACTAACCACTACTACGCACGGTATGAGGGGGGAAAGATTGCCGAGGTATGGAAACTGCATTGCCTGGATGTGCTTAAAATTGCACTACCAAAGGCAAAGAGGCAGTATCCAAAGAAGAGAGCAGGGAACGCAAAGGACCCCCGTATTGGTATTACCATATCACGGAAGGAAATTCAACAGTACGGTGTGCAGGTTTTATAACTGGCACACTGGGGGTTTCCAACTCCTCTCAATCGACTATACTTAAAACATCCACAAAGGACACATCAATGCAACTCCTCAAACTCGGCACTAATCAAACTCAGATTACACTTGCTGACGGACACCAAGTTTTCTTCTCTTACAACACTCCTGTCGCTGCTAGGACTCCAGACTATGAGTACTACAGAACAGAGCGTAAGTGGAGCGTAACCACCAGTCGCCACATCAACAAATGGTTAGACGGGGTTAATGCTAAAACATTGCCACAGGACTTCTTTGATAATCTAACCAGTAATTAAACTGGCACACCATGAGTTGCAGGTGCTCTCTCATCTGCTATTATTACATTGTTAAGCAAATTATTCATGGACGACCTTCTATTCGACACCGTATCTGACGAAGCAATTCAAATGCTTATGGAGGATGCCTTAAACGGAGATCTCTCCGAAGATCAGAACAAATCCATAGATGACTTTCTTAACTCAACTAACGATTTTTAACAAATGACTCAAGTCACTTTGAAAAACACTAAAGCACAAATCTTTGATGCTTTACAAAATGTTAAGGATGTAAAAGAAGAGCGTAACGCACTTGCCATCCTTACTATAATCTTTTTTACAACAACCTGCCTTTTTTAAAATGCATCCTCTAACAAATGAAATCTACGCAGCACTCCAGGAGAATGAGCGTAGACAGAAACAGTTAGTATTGATTGACGGACATCATAGGTCACAGGCACTGCCCAAACCCCTAAGACGAATCTCCGTTCTGAACGATTTCTAAACTGGCACACTCCCCCTTCACAGGGGGTTTTTTATTGCTTATAATAAAAGAGTAATAAGCAATCATTCAAATGAGCAGCATAAGAAACGAAGCACTATTAGAAACCTGTTGGGAGGAGGCGTGGGAAGAGTTTCGCCTTGAGAATAAACTAACAGATGATCAACTCAATGAGTTATGCTATACGAACCCCAACGGATCGGGTTCGCTTGATGCTATCGATCAACTGGCAAAACAAAAGTTTGAGAGTGCCAGTTATTAAAGTGGCATAGGGTGACCCCATTCGTGGGTGCTCACCCCTTATAATAAGTACATACCAAACAAATTCGTTATGAACTCAACTCCATTCGGTCTAACAGTTCCAACAACTGAAGTTGAATTAAACGGTAGAGTATGGAAGGTGACCCGCCTCAAAACTGCACACGGTAATGCCGCTAATAAGTGGGCATCACGCATTAAGGGTGGAAGCAGCAGAGTTCGCTGTGCTTCTTCTAACGGTGTTACTAATGCCACATGTAATACTGCGTTGGGTGATGTGGGTGCGGTGAGTGGCAGTCGTAAGGTATACATTGCCTAGTCGTTCGTGTATCGGCAGTGCCCCCGTGGTTGGGGGTTGCCGCCCCGCCCCCGTTATAAAAAAGCATAGAGACCCTAACCTACAAAGTGTTACGAAAGCGAGAACGATATCAGAAGCAATCCAAATTTTTTTTCCCATATTAAAATGCCCTCACAGGATTGCACTTGCGTGAAAACCGTAATTGATATATAATGGAAAAAGAGAATACTCGTAATGCAAAAAAATAACCCAGAGGACAAACGCCCCATAGAAGTTGATACAGTATCTGGTGAATATTTTGTAAGAATACCTGAATGGATAGTAAATGACCAAGGATGGTTTGAAGATACAGAGTTGCAATTTACATCAGACTCCAAAAATATTATTTTTATCGAAGAAGCATAATGAAAATCTACCACATATACTTAAGAGAGGAAGTATTGTTTAAAGACTTGGATCAATCCGAGTTTGATCTTATATGGGGTAGGTTATATCATTCGTATTATAAAGATGAACTTAATTATGAATGTATTTTATTTGATAGTAGTATAACAGCAGATGCAAGTTATTGATGATGCCTTAGATAGGGAATACTTTGAGCATCTGGAGAAACAGATGTTACATCAGAATCGTTTTAAGTGGTTATTTCAAGAGAAAGTAGCAACACCTGAAGATGATCCAAATGATGAGCAGTTTTATTTTATTTCTAGTTTCTATCATCACTTAATGGTAGAAGATGATTTTTATTATGAACTTAGACCATTGTTTGATGCTCTTGGTGTCAAGGCATTACTTAGAGCAAGAGCAATAATGTATATGAATCAAGGAAAGTTTATTAAGCATAAACCTCATGTTGATTTTGAATATTCACATAATGCAGCATTACTCTATATGAATACCAATAATGGTTATACTGGTATGATGAATGATGATAAGGTAGAGAGTGTAGAGAATAGACTATTATTACACGATGGTAGTATACCTCATTACAGTACAACTTGTACTGATACTTGTAAGAGAATAGTATTAGCAGTTAATTATTTTTAATGGATATCTGGAAATTCCCCTTAGAGAAACATAATGATATAAAGAATAAACTGATGACGTTTATTGCTTTTGATCGGAATGGTAGAAAGTTTATTGATAGTGGTGATCATCTGAATAAAACAGATTTCTTTTCACCTAGAGAAGACATACCATTTTACTATTCAGTGTTCTATGAGAATGCACAGGAGTATTATTGGGAAGTCTTAGATCGTTATTGTCAAATGAACATTGATCTTGAATCTGTATGGTATCAGCAGTATATAAAGAAGGATACACACGGTTGGCACGTACATCCAGCATCAAGTATATCCTTTGTGTATAACTTAGAACTAGAGAATAGTCAGAGTAGTACAGAGTTTTATGATAGAGAAACCAAGCAGATCGTACAGTTAGATGTGAATGAAGGGGATATACTTACCTTCCCGTCATATTTAATTCATCGTTCTGCACCATTAATAGGTAAGAGAAAGACAATTATATCTGGTAATTACAACTTTGAGTTTGTAGATCAGTCGTTAATTACTATTGACAAATAGTATAAATTACTGTAATATGAAGTGGTAATTACACTAAGTTATGGCGAAAGGATTTACAGTTAAAGCTAAATCTCCCGTTGTCAAAAAGGAACCAGATTTTGACTATGATAAAGCAAGGGAGATGGTGAAAGGTAAGACAGTTGTATTCTGTTTACCTGGAAGAGGAGTATCATATGCATTTTTGAAGAGTTTTGTACAGCTATGCTTTGATCTGGTTCAAAGTGGAGCAAGTATCCAAATCTCACAGGATTACTCATCAATGGTCAACTTTGCACGATGCAAGTGCTTAGGTGCTAATGTTCTTCGGGGACCTGATCAGTTACCTTGGGACGGTAAGTTAAACTATGATTATCAGTTATGGATCGATAGCGATATTGTGTTTAACACTGAGAAGTTCTGGCAGATTGTTCTTATGGATCAGGACATTGCGTCTGGTTGGTATTGTACTGAGGACGGCAAAACCACCTCGGTTGCACACTGGATGGAAGAAGATGACTTTAGATCTAATGGGGGCGTTATGAATCACGAAACCATCGAAAGCATCTCGAAAAGAAAGAAACCATTTACTGTGGACTACGCAGGATTTGGATGGTTATTAATCAAGAAAGGAGTATTTGAACACGAAGGTCTTCCTTATCCTTGGTTCGCTCCAAAGATGCAGGTCTTTGAATCAGGTGAGGTTCAGGATATGTGTGGCGAAGACGTCTCGTTCTGTTTAGATGCGAAAGAAGCAGGTTTTGAAATCTGGTGCGATCCTCGTGTTCGTGTAGGTCATGAAAAAACAAGAGTTATATAACATCTATGAGGGTGAGAAGATTCTCTTTGAGAACCTCACCCAAGATGAATATTTTAACACAATGGAAGACCTTGCCTATGAGTTCTATGATAATGGTGCTCACAACCCACAAGGTCTAAGAACTGAAATTATTATTAAAGAGGATTAAATGGCAGTAAGAACCAAAACAGGTGCATGGGGAAGTGTTGAGTTAGAATCAATACCGAAGAAGTCTCGACAAGGAAACGGAAAACACACTAAGTATTCCGCTTCCTCTCGAAATAAAGCACGAAAAAGATACCGAGGACAAGGCAAATAACCCTCACCCCCGAAAGGGGGTTTTTTAATGTCTGGTTGCTGTCATAAATAAAATATGTAAATAGTACTAAATATTGCCTTTTCGATGTCAATAACACGAAAGTCTAGAGCATTTAAAGATATTAGTTTTTCTTTTGAACCACATCCAGTGACAAAAGATCTACCTGTATTAAAGAATGAACGTGCGATTGTAAGATCGGTAAGGAATTTAGTAGAGACTATTCCTAACGAAAGATTCTTTAATCCAGATCTTGGAACTGATATTCGTGCTAGTTTATTTGAAAACTTTACACCTACACTCACAATGGTGATTGAAGATCAGATAAATGAGACAGTAATGCGTTATGAACCACGAGTTGGTAATCTAAGAGTTGAATTAGATCCTTATCCCGATAATAATGCTTTTAATATAGTCGTTTTCTTTGATATTGTTGGATTAAAGGTTCCAACCCAATCATTTACATTCCTATTAGAACCAACCAGATAGTAATATGCCATTTACTCAGTTTGCCAATTTAGATTTTACACAAATTAAGGCTCAGATACGGGATTATCTTCGTTCAAACAGCAATTTTTCCGATTTTGACTTTGAAGGTTCTAATTTTAGTGTATTGATTGATACACTTGCATATAATACCTACATTAATGCCTTTAATGCCAACCTAGTTGCGAATGAAACCTTCCTAGATTCTGCAGTCATAAGGGAAAATGTGGTTTCTCTTGCTCGTAACATAGGTTATGTACCCCGTTCAAAAGCTGCTGCAAAGGCAACGATTTCATTTATTGCTAATACTACCAATAGTGCATCTAGTCTGTACTTAAAACCAGGTTTAGTGTGCATAGGAGAGGCAAATGACTCTACATATAGATTCTCAACTGTTGAACCACATACAGCATCTGTAAAAAATGGTCAAGTATTCTTTGATCAGATTGAAGTTTTACAAGGAACACTGTTAGAAAAGCAATTTCAAATTAATACATCAAAAGATCAGAGATTTATTCTTTCAAATGCTGACATTGATGCCAATACTCTTAAAATTTATGTTGCTGGACCTTCTGATACTGGTCTTGGAAGAGAATTTTCTAAGATAGACAACATTTTAAACATCAATAAGAACTCTGAAATCTTCTTTATACAAGAAGTGCAGGATGAAAAGTATGAAATCCTCTTTGGTGATGGTTATTTTGGTAAAAAATTAGAAAATGGATCAGTTGTCACTGTTAGATTCATTATTACTGATGGTGAAGAAGGTAATGGTGCAGGTGGTAGATCAGGTTCTACAGGAAATTTTGATTTTGCTGGTGTTTTTACTGATAAATCCCCTAATGACCTTAATGCATTAACCGTTATTCCTGATGGTGGTATTACAGTAACTACCGTTCAAAACGCTTCTAACGGTGCTGAACAAGAAGACCTTTCCTCTATTAAGTATTTCGCACCTAGACTGTACTCAGCACAGTATAGGGCAGTTACAGCAAGGGATTATGAGGCAATTATTGCTTCCATTTACAGTAGAACAGAGTCAGTTGCTGTTGTTGGTGGTGAGGAATTAGATCCACCCCAATTTGGTAAGGTTCAAATCAGTATCAAACCTAAAAATGGTACTTATGTATCAGATTTTGACAAACAACAAATAAAAAACAAACTTAAAAGTTATTCAATTGCTGGTATTAATGCAGACATTATTGATCTTAAAGTTCTTTATGTTGAATTGGACAGTACAATCTATTACAACTCTTCCAAGGTTTCAAATTCAAATACTTTAAAATCAACAATTACTAGTACTTTAAGTGATTATTCTAAGAATATTGATATTAATAAGTTTGGTGGTAGATTTAAGTATAGTAAAGCACTTCAATTAATTGACAGAGTTGATTCTGCAATTACTTCTAATATTACTAAAGTTAAGATTAGAAGGGATATGAAGGTACTTGTTAATCAATTTGCACAGTATGAATTGTGCTTTGGTAATAGATTCCACATTAATCCTGAAGGATTTAATATTAAGAGTACTGGATTTAAGGTTTCTGGTTCAAATGAAGTTGTTTTCTTAACTGATGTTCCTAATAAGAATGATAAGGGTGATCTTGATGGTAGTCATAAAGGAATATTGAGTGCAATTTCAAGAGATGAGAAGAATGACTTACGAGTTATAGTTAAATCTATAGGAACAGTTGATTATAAGAAAGGTGAAATTTTATTAAATACTATTAACATAACAGAAACAAACTCTCCTAACGACATACTTGAGATACAGGCATTCCCAGACTCTAATGATGTTATTGGATTAAAGGATTTATACCTAAGTTTTGATGTTTCAAATACTAAGATAAATATGGTTAAGGATGTAATTGCTTCGGGCGAAGATGTATCAGGCGTTGTATTCTCTAGAGATTATTACACTTCAAGTTATTCAAATGGGAAACTGGAAAGGGAATAAAGTATGTTAAATGTTGATAATAGAGTAAAAGTCAATAAAATAATTGAAAGTCAGTTACCTGAGTTTTTAATTAACGACTTTCCAAAGGCAACTGAATTTTTTAAGCAATATTATATCTCACAAGAGGCACAAGGTGCTCCATCTGACTTAATTAGCAATTTTGATCAATATATCAAGGTTGATAACCTAGTCCCAGAGGTTGTAGTTGGTGTAACTATTCTTTCTGAAAACATTTCAGATGCATCTACTACTATTGTAGTCTCTTCTACAAAGGGATATCCTGCTGAATATGGTCTTTTAAAGATTGATGATGAAATTATTACCTATACTGGTAAGACAGATACTTCTTTTACTGGATGTATTCGTGGATTCAGTGGTATTACTGGTTATAATGTAGGAATTTCTTCTTTTATTGATGATGTCAACAAAGAAAGTTTAATTTTTGAAAGTACATCTGCTGCAGATCATACTACAGGACAATCAGTTACCAATTTAAGTGTACTTTTTATTCAAGAGTTTTATAAGAAGTTAAAAAGAACATTTTTACCTGGTTTAGAGGATAATGATTTTACTCCAAATCTTGATGTTGGTAACTTCATTAAACACGCAAGAACTTTTTACCAGTCAAAAGGTATTGAAGAATCTATAAGGATACTATTTAAAGTTCTTTATGGAGTAGAAGCTCAGGTATTAGATCTAGAAGAGCGTTTAGTTAAACCATCTGATGCTGAATTTATTCGTAGGGAAGTTGTAATTGCTGATCCTATTAGCGGTGATCCATCTAAATTGGTTGGACAAACAATTTACAAGTCAACAGATTTAAAAACAAATGCTTCTGTTTCGGAAGTTGAGATATTAACAAGAGATAATAAGGTATATTACAAACTTTCTTTATTTGTTGGATTCAATGATAGAGATCTAATTGAAGGAACATTCACAATTCCAGGTAAAACTAGAGTTTTAGAAGCAACAGGAGCAAATTCAACTATTATTACTGTTGATTCGACTGTTGGTTTTGGTGAGTCAGGAACAGTTTTATGTGGTGATAATATTATTTCCTATACTTCAAAGAGTATTAATCAGTTCTTTGGGTGTACTGGTAATGATATTGATATTCCTATGGCTGCTGATTTAAGATCAGATGAGGTTATATATGGTTATGAGGATGGAGATTTAGAAAAAAAGGTAGAATTAAGAATAACTGGAGTTCTATCCAATTTTGTACCAGTCTCAGATATCTCATTAGTTGAAGAAGGTGAGGATGTATATGTTAAGAATGTTGGTGAATCTATATTAAATCCACAATCTGACTTCACATATAAGCAAATATTTGCTAATTCTTGGATATACAATACATCTTGTAGATTCCCAATAAAGATTATTAATAAACCAGATTTTGTTTTAGAGACAGATATTGACAAATCAAGTTTAAAGGTTAATGATATTGTTGATATTACAGAAAGAAATAATACTTTTCAAACAGGTATTGCACATTCTTTTGCAATTGTATCTTCAATTAATAGTTTTACAAAAACTGTAACTTTAAATGGTGTTGGTGGATTTAATGCAGATCCTTTAAAGGAATATGATATTGTAAGAAGGTTAAAAAAATCTACTAGTTCTGGTATTGATCTAAAAGAAGGTAATAGTCAGATTCTTTCTGATACATTAAATGTATATGTTGACGGTGATATTGATGGTTATGCTGCTTCAAACTCGTTACCAAGTTATGATATAAGTGCCAACATTATACAAACTATACTTTCAACAGCAGATCATACTCATATCGTAGATATGGATGCAACTACTGAGAAATTTAATAGTATAGTTTTTGATAATCCAATTGAATTTATAACAGGTGATTCACTTGTATACACTACAGATGGAGAAGTAATTCCAGGATTAGAATCAGGACAAACTTATTATGTTGAACTTTTAACTAAAAATCCAGGAAAAATCAAATTATACCTTTCAAGAGGTTTAGTTGGTAATGCAACTAATATACAATTTGGTGTAGAATTAGCAAGTAATCATA